TGTTGATGTTGAGTCATCAATTGTGTTTAAGAATGAGGTTATATCAGTTGCAGCATCATTACTTGCATCGATGTACATCGCGGTTGCTGAAGATAGAGTGGCGTTATTAAAGCGCAGTAAGCCTGTTCCTGGGTCTGCAGCGGTTGTAGTTGTGCTAAATGTGTAGTCGAAGGATGCACCGCCAAAGTTACCAGCAGCACCCTGTGTTCCCACAGAACCCTGTGTACCTTGTACGCCCTGCGTGCCCTGCGTACCTTGGGAACCAGTTGCACCCTGTGCTCCAGTAGCGCCCTGCGCTCCTGTGGCTCCTTGAGTACCTGTAGCGCCAGTAGCACCAGTGGCTCCTTGTGTTCCTTGAGAACCAGTGGCTCCTGTCGCTCCAGTAGCACCTTGAGTGCCTTGTGTTCCTGTTGCACCTGTAGCACCGTTTGTTCCTTGAGTTCCCTGTGTGCCCTGAGTGCCTTGAGCACCAGTGGCTCCTGTGGCTCCTGTGGCTCCTTGAGTACCTTGGGAGCCTGTAGGACCCTGAACACCTATAGATTGAAGAATCAAAGCAATTGCGTCATCATTTGTAAAACTGTTGTTGCCAGTACCACCGTCAGACACCAATGTAACTGGAATCTTTACATAACTGTTAGAGATTACAGTTACTGCCCCTGTAACAGTGAACTTTTGGAAGAAGTTAGAATTGCCACTCTTTTGAACAATTACGTTGTCATTAGTCTTTAGTACTCCAAGAAGAACATCTATATCAACGCCGCCTGTAGTTTGGTGATTTACGTACAAGAAGGTGGCGCTAGTTTGAGTAGCGTTATTCCAACGCAGATAACCCGAAGAAGGTTGGGAGTCTGTTTGAGAGGCTGTGTCAGCCTTGTAATCGAATACGCTAGATGATGAACCTGCTTGACCAGCAAGTCCTTGAGTACCTTGAGCACCCGTAGTTCCTTGGGTGCCTTGGGTTCCCTGTGTACCCTGTGCACCAGTAGAACCTGTCGCACCAGTCGCGCCCTGAGAACCTGTAGTTCCCTGAGTTCCTTGAGTACCTTGTGAACCAGTCGCACCTGTCGCACCTAGTGTGCCTTGAGCACCCTGTGCGCCTGTCGCACCAGTGGCTCCAGTGGTTCCTTGGGTACCTTGCGTACCTTGCGCTCCAGTTGCACCCTGAGAACCTAGAGTTCCTTGGGTACCCTGTACACCTTGAGTACCTGTTGTTCCTTGCGCACCCTGCGCTCCTGTATCTCCCTTGTCTCCAGTTCTAGCAAAGGTGATTACAATGTCGTCGTTGTTTGAGAACGTTCCATTTCCAGAAACGAAAGAAGAACTAACTGTAAACCAGCCAGTATTGTCTGATAAAGAAGAGATAGTAAATAGAGCAAAGGTTGCATCGTCAAACTTCTTAGAAATTCTGTAGTGACCTTTAATGGTCGAAGTAGAGTCATCAATTGTGTTTAAGAACGAAGAAAGATTCGTTGAAGAATCATTACTTGCGTCAATGTACATTTCTGTAACTGATGAGTAATTAGCATTATTTAATCTTAAGAGTCCTACTCCTGGGTCAGAGGCAGTAGTTGTTGTACTGAATGTGTAATCAAAAGATGCTCCACCAAAGTTACCTGCAGCGCCCTGCGCACCCAGAGTTCCCTGTGTACCTTGAACTCCTTGAGCGCCTACAGTTCCCTGTGTACCTTGAACTCCTTGCGTACCTTGAGCGCCTGTAGTTCCTTGAGTACCTTGGCTTCCCTGTGCACCAGTTGCCCCCTGTGAACCGAGAGTACCTTGAGTGCCCTGGGTTCCTTGTGCACCTGTAGTTCCTTGAACTCCTTGTAAGCCCTGTGTGCCCTGAATACCCTGAAGACCACCGTACGCAAGGGAATTCCAAGCAGTAGTTCCATTACCGACTTTAAATTTCCCTGTATCGGTCTCAACACCCATCTCACCGCTAGCAAGAGTTGGGTTAGCAGAGGTCCACTGAGAAGCGGTACCACGTCGGAACTGTATTCTCGTTGCCATTTAGAGTTCTACCATTCTCCTTCTATGCATAGGTGGAGTCCGGCGCTCCACCATCTAGAGTCGCAATAAAGTTTGCGGCTACCCATGCAGTCCCATTGTAGGTGTATAAAAGTTTATCAGCAGTGTTGTAATAAGTATCGCCAGTAGAGGCACTGGCTGGCTCTGTGGCCCTTGCCAGTACCCCTATTGGTGTTAAGAACTTGCGACTCATCGTGCGCCCTTCTTATTAGCCGATTACTGCCACCACGTAAGCGTTGTTTGATGGGGCTTCTGCAAACTTAACAGTGACTGTATTTGTAGTTGTCTTTTCAACATCCACAACAACCTCTTCGTACGCAGAGGCTGCGTTGTATACAGAAACCATCACACCTCTTGTACCGAGATTGTGAGTAATCGTGAATGAAGTTGCTGCACCATCACCAACTGTTGTGGTGTATTTGCGAGCAACAACTGTAGTATCAATGTTGACATTTGTTGAGTCAACTGTAATACCTGTACCCGCACCAACATCGATAGTGGTACCAGTGTTGCTAAGACCTGCTCCCCACACGTATGCGCCCGCGCCTGAGAACTGTGTGAATGTTAGGGCGGTTGTGTTTAGGGTAATAGTATCATTAGTTGTGAGAACCCAACCAGTATCTGCATAAGTGCCTTCTTCTACGAAGGTGAACATACCTGCAGTTACATCAGCAGAAGCATTTGCGTCATCTGCACGCATCAATTCCCATGGAGTGCTTCCATCACCAGCGGTTGCTACAGAGTAGATACCGTTGTACTTCTGGTTAGCGCCTGCTTCGTCTTTGATGAGAACTCGTTGTCCTTGAGCAAGGGTCACTCCACCAACAGTAAGTGTGCCGTTTGCAGTTGCTGTGAGCGTTCCTCCACCAGCACTTGAGAAGTTGTAAGAAGCGAGTGCTGCAGAAGATGCAGTACGTACAGATTGTTTGACATCTAATCCTTGGGCGGTTGCATCTACGTAATCGCGGGTTGCAATCTCTGTTGTATCAACAGATACCTGACCAGCAACTACTTGAATACCGTAACCTTCAGTTACAGTAGCATCAGAACCGGCTGTACCTTGTGTACCAGTTGAACCCTGTACACCTTGCGTACCGGTAGTTCCTTGTACACCCTGGGCTCCAACAGTTCCCTGTGAGCCTTGAGCACCTTCAGTACCCTGTGTACCTTCAGCACCTTGGGTTCCTTCAGTTCCTTGTACTCCTTGGGTTCCCTGGGTTCCTTGCGCACCGTCTAGACCTTGGATACCGTCTGTACCTTGGGTTCCCTGGGTTCCTTGGGCGCCTTCTGTACCTTGCGTACCTTGTGTTCCCTGCTGACCTTCAGCACCTTGAACACCTTCCGTACCTTGGGCTCCTTGAGTACCTTCAGTTCCCTGTACTCCCTGCGTACCTTGAGTACCCTGAACGCCTTGTTGACCTTCAGTACCCTGTGCGCCTTCAGTTCCCTGTGTGCCTTGAGCACCTTCGGTGCCTTGTGTTCCTTGAACGCCTTCAGTTCCCTGAACGCCCTGAGCACCAACGGTACCTTGTGCACCTTGAGCACCGACGTCACCAGTACGAGCAAATGTTAGAAGAACATCATCTTCGTCTGTAAATGAGCCGTTACCAGAAACATAAGCAACATCAACTTCAAAGTATGTTGCGTTATCTGTTAAACTACTAATTGTATAAAGCGCAAATGTATTTGAATCTGACTTTAACGAAATCTTTACGTGACCCTTGATTGTGGATGTTGAGTCATCAATAGTTTGTAGGTATGGATGAATGTCAATTGATGCTGCGTTAACGTCATCAATAGCAATCTTTGTTACAGAAGACTCTGTTCCACTGTTAAGGCGAATGTATGTATCACCTGGGTCTGCCATTGTTGTGGAATCATCGTAGTTGTACTCAAATGTGATACCACCAAAGGAACCTTCTTTACCTTGTACACCTTGTGCACCGGTTGTTCCTTGTGTACCTTCTGTACCTTGAGTACCTTGCGCACCTAAAGTTCCTTGAGTACCTTGCGCTCCTTCAGTTCCCTGCGCACCTTGTGTGCCTTCAGTTCCTTGAACACCTTGTGTGCCCTGTGTTCCTTGAACGCCTTGCTGACCTTCAGTTCCCTGAGTTCCTTGTGTGCCTTGTGTGCCTTGTGCACCATTAGCACCATCGAGACCCTGAATACCATCAGCACCTTGTACACCTTGTGCACCTAGTGTGCCCTGAGTTCCTTGCGTTCCTTGAGTGCCTTGCGTACCCTGAGTTCCGTTAGCACCATCAAGACCTTGTGCACCAGCAGTACCCTGCGTACCTTGGGTTCCCTGCGCACCAGTCTCACCAGTTGCTCCTTGTGTACCTTGGGTTCCTTGTGCACCTTGGCTTGTATTGACCCACGCGCTACCGTTCCAAACACGTAGATAGCCAAGTACGGTATCAAAGTAGATTTGACCGACGACTGGGCTTGATGGGGCAGTAGCCAGATTTTGAATTCTGGCATTCTGTAATTCTAATTTAGTTAAATCAATCGGGGTTAAATATTTACGTGCCACTCATATCTCCTTAAGATAGGTACGCTTTGCCACTGAATGCTGCTGAGAATGTGAGCACGACTTGATTCCGAGATGTATATGCGATTTCGCCCTCAACGATTGTACCAGCAGAGTCTAAAATCGTAACGTTAGGATAAAAATCTAAGTTATGGTTGATAGTCCAAGTAGCACTTGCTGTTCCCTGCGTATGGGCGTACGCGAGGTCTGGAACTACTACTTCAGTAGTTCCTGGTGTTCCAAAAGAGGTAGTTCCTCCAGGAGTAGTGATACTAATGACGTCATTTACGTACGTCGTAGAGTTAGACCCTGGTCTTACGTATTGGCTCATGGAACTGTCACCTCTTTAGTCACGAAGATTTTACCTGTAACGTACGTTTTTGTAACGCCGTTCGAATCAACCATTTGAATGTCGTAATAACATGTCTTTGGCAGGATTCGGGTCTGCTCTTCTGAGAGGTCCAACTGTAAAGTACGAAGGCCTGCTCCATCACCTGAACCAACGTCTGGTTTTGTAATAGTGAAGGCCGTTATTAGAGCAGAACTTCCAGGCATTTGCCTGATTTCAGCAGTAGCCGTGTAGGTGTCTACTTCAAAATCAAAGACCACATTGAAAGTGTAGTCATCACCTTCATAGACATACAGGTCTTGAACTATAGCCGTTACTGGAACTTCTACTCCACCATAAGTTGGAATTGGTACATAAACACGTACAGGGGTGGCTCTATCGTCAACTTCCATTGGCTGGAAGATTGGTACATAACGATTTGTAGTCTTAGAAATTCTGCGCAAACTAAACACGTCAATCTTGTACATACCAATACCAAGTTGATTACATAGTTCACGGTATTGATTTTGACGTGCCTGAATCATCTGCATTAATTGCTGATAACGCTCAGAACGTGGAATGGTAACGCCGTCTGGCGCAAACACGTTGATGTCAAACGCAGCATCATTTGCTAAAGCAAATAGCGCTAAAGTTGATGCATAAATAACTACTGGGTATTCCTCAAGAGGAGGAAGGTTCTGTAGAGATACTGTACGTCCATATGCATCTGTGTGATAAGCACTGTGCTCACCAAATGCGGTACTAATATAACTTTCTATTTCAGTATTGGTAAAATAACGGAAATAGTTTCCTGCTATAACGATATTAGAATTTGGATTTGGAACTTCGTCAAAAATAACAAAGCCAGTGGCTTCTTCTACTTCTACTTCTGCAGATATATCTGTGCCGTTATTTGTAACTACAAGATTAGCCCCGTCTAGAGGGGAATACGGAATAAGAAATCTATTGGTAGTTCCATCAGCCTGAAACTGGTACACGAAAGACTTGCCGATGTCGCCAATCTCTTGTCTAAGGCGACTGCCAAGGCTAGATAAACTCGCCACACTACCTCCGAAAATAAGTTGTAGGTATTGTCCCTTGTAACCGGAGATTTAACAGCGCAAAAAAGGTCCGACCCCCAACTGGGAGGAGGGCGGGAACCAGTTGAGGGCGGACTACTTGCGACGGCTTAGTTAGGCCGCCAAATGTACCCAAGTTGCTCTAAGTAATCAGCAATGTGCCGTGGAACACGGTACTTAGCACCTGATTTAAATGAGTAACTTTGAGGAGTTCCGTTAACCACACCGAATGTCATATCATCAATATCGGTGATTGTTCGAATGACTACGTACTCATTCGACACTGACACACCTACATCTTCGATTTCATCCAAGACGAGTGGAGTTTCTGGTTTCTTTGGGTCGAATACGTCGCGCTCTAGGCTCTCGGCCTCTAACTGATTAGCGATTGAGATTTCTTCTTGACGCTTTTTTAACTCAGCAGCGTTCTTCTTTGCTGCTTTTTCGGCTGCAACTCCAGTTGCATCCAATGGACTTGTTGCTTTATTTGCCACGGTGTTTATTCTCCTAAACGTTTTAGTTGTTGTGTCTGGGGGCCAAAGAAGGAGTATGGCCCCCAGACGGTACTGCTAATTACTAGTTGGTGTAGACCTTGACGATAGCCTGGTCTGTGATAACACCAAGACCCCAAATTGCATACCAAGCAAGAGCGTGCTCACGACCAAAGTCGAGAACGCCACCATCGCGGAGTTCAACTGGGAGAGAGATTGCGTGACCAAATGCGTTGTCACCAATCATGATGGATTCGTAAACCTCAGCACCGTTTCCAGTTGCAGAAGTCAAGTAACCCTTTTCAGCAGTGAAATCTGCAGACTCTGGGTTACCGCCTGAACCTGGGCGGGTGTTAGCCTTAACAGGAACCTCAATCTGAGACGCAGGAACTCCTACGCTTGAAGATGTGGTGTAGCCAGCATTAACAGCCAACTTCTTAACCTGTGTGGTCTCAATGAATACTACGTCGTATAGACGTCCGATTTCACCGAGCATGAAGTTTCCTGGAGCAGCGTACTTTGTTACCTCGATGAACTCTGGGTTCGAACGGATATCACGTGACTGCTTAGGGTGTACGAACTGTACATATGTCTCACCGAGACGTGGGATGTTCTTACCAGCAAGGGTAAGAGCAGCATCCTTTACAGCACCTGTGGTCAACTTGTAGTTGCCATCAAGGTCTGAGAACTGTGTTGCAGCGGTACCTTCGTTGTACCAGTCATTGACACCCTGTAGTGCAGAACGGTCATAACCAAACACTGCAGAAGTTGCTGCAGAGAGTGTGTTACGTGCCTGTACATCGAGGTACTGTGCCATGTGGCGACCAAGAAGACGTGAAGCAGAAGCCATTACGTCATCGAAGGATGCATTGAGAAGAAGTTCAGAAACTGCTACTGCGTAGCCGTGTTCTGCAACTGTGATTGCAATCTGCTCTGCAGTAAGAGCGTTCGTTGTCATACGAACACCTTCTGTTAGAGGAGATGGGTCTACTGCAAAGTTCTTGTAACGGAGGAAGTTCACACGAAGACCAGGTGCTACACCTAGTTCAGTCTTCTTAACAGCGAACTGTTCGAAACGAAGAATTGGCATTGCCTGGAAGAGGATTTCCTTCGACCAGATTGTTTGAATTGCTTGATTGAGGCTTGTATTAGAGCCTGAATAAGCGGTAGGGGCGCTGGCTAGTTGACCAGTACCTGTAATTGCACTTGCCATTTAGGTCAAGTCCTTTCTAGATAGTTGTTTGGGTTAACCGAACAGTCCCTGACCACGATTGTTTGCTGCACCGCCAAGCAACTTGGCTCTTTGTTTCGCATAGTCTGCCAATGACATATCCCTGATTGAATCAGGAGTTAACGATTGTGTGTCCGAATTGGTGTCGAGGGGTCCTGCGGCAGGCGCTGTAATGCGTGGTCCTGCCATTTGTGCTCTAGCAGACTGCATAGCCTGTTGAGCGGAATCGAGAATTCGAGCAGACTTGTCTTTTAAAGTTGCGATGCTCTGCTCAATTGCATCTTGTGAATCACCTTCGATTAAATCGATAAGTTCAGGAATAATGTTATCTCGTTCCTGTTCCAATCGAGATTGACGGTAGTTCATCAACTCCTGGAATTTGCGCTCTTGGTCTAAGAGTGCAATAGCACGTTCTCTTTCAAGACGTTCATTCTCTAATTGAGCCTGAAATTCTTGCTCCTTCTTCTTGAGAAGGTCTTTGAAGGACAGTTCATTCTCTTCCTGTTCCTTCTTCAACTGTGCTGCACGGCTCTCCTCTTCAGCAATGCGTGATTGACGCTCTGCTTCACGGGCTGCCGCTTCCTCACGTTCTCT